CTTTGGGTTCGCTGGCTTTAAGTATCCGCACCATGAAGGGGTTAGGGATAATGCCGCGGCTCGTGCCTTCATGGACGAAAATGGCATAGCGGACTCGGGGACCAATGCTGCCTTGGAGGTTACTGGGGTTGGCCAGGTTAATGCCTTCAGCGAAACTGCTGGAAAGTCTTCCGGTTCTGAGAGCCCTTGGAGCTTTAAACAGGAAATATTCGTCAGTGGCATGTTTATGGAGTTCTGCTAAAAGAGCGTTAATTGCCCTGGCAAACAAGGGCTTGCTTACTTGGGGATAGCGCTGGAACGCAGCAGTTATGCGGTCTAAGTGTTTTACTTGGAATTCAATCATACAAATATGGGCACTCGGGTATATCTGTTTAAACAATCCTGATCTTCTGGGGTGGTCTTTTCTGACCAGAAAATCTGGGATACATTCATGCCCTCCCTGGCTTTGCCTTCTGCTTCCCTGCGTTTGAAGATTTTAATGACCATGCGCTCGCACAAATCGCTTAAGTCTGCCGGCAAGGTATGGGTAGGGCTTCCGGCATTTGGCCAGTCAACAAGATACCCGGCTGTGTAACTGACTCTGACCACATTCGTGCCTCTGACCATGCCGCCATACACCCTGATCATGCCTGACTTGCCGCCTTCCACCAGTTCATAAAGTGTGGGCAGAAACTCTTGATACGGCTTGTTCGGGGGCAGTCCGATAGCGAATTGAAAACTGGCAATGGCTGTGACTGGCGCTTGTTTTAGCACCAGGTATTCCTGCTGCCCGGACGCAGAAATCGAATACTGCTCATTGACATAACTGGTGGACAAAAACCGCCTGCCTCCGCACTGGCTTTCAATGTGGTCAGTCATGGCATTGATGAGCCTGATAAACAGGGCGTCTAAATTGCTGCCGGTAATGCCAATGCGGTCTTTGACCCGCTGCAGGGTGGTTAAGGCATAGGGATACAAGGTTTCTGCTGACATGGTTGGCTTTTAAGGTTAAGGGTTAACTCCGCGCCCTTATCTATATATATGGGCGCGAGAGTCAGCGCTCAAACTAAGCGCCAACAAGACCTGCATTGCCCACTGGTTTTCTGTAAGGATTGCCGAGTTCTACCACGGAAGCGACGGGAATAGTCGGAGTTGTGCCGCCAACAAACGCAGTCGTAATCACTACGCGGACATAGCGTTTTCTAGTGCCAACCCCCAGTCCTTCCAAAGCAATCTGGGCAGATTTGCTCTCCGCAGTTTGCTGGGTGATGCTCGCGCCACTGATATCAGCCCAGCCGCTCGAGCCATTGGTAGATTCCTGCAGCTTGGCATCCACGGTAAAGCTGGTAGGGCTTCCCGTTGCCGCGCCGATCTCCACGTCAGCCAGCAAGGAGTTGAACCCAAGCGTATCAATGGCCGCGCCATTATGGGTGGCGCCGCTTGAGGCAATGGGACGGACGGACACTACATTTTTAACCCAATCATTGACTGTGCGCATGTTCGTCAGTGCTTTCTTGGCTGTCTGTATTTTCATGTTCAGCAGCCTCGCTCGTAGGCGCCTCACCTTCGACGTTTTCACCTGCATTATTTGCGTCTGCAGGGACTGGTAAGGCTTCGATATCTTCTGCGCTGAAAGCAGCAGCCTCCTCATCGGTCAAGTAAATGGTCTCACCGCGTTCTACGCGGCCACCATGAGCGATGGGGTTTAATACTTTGTAAGGTTTTTTCTCATCATCTGACATACTTAGTTTTTCCTTTCTTGTTCTCAGGGGTAGAGCCAGAGAGGATGTCCAGCCCTATCGCCTAAGGTTATTAATCTATCAATACTCGCTTCTTAGCTCGCAGCAGTCTTGGCTACGGCAAAAGCCGCTGGCAACACAATGTTGAAGGCATGCCGGTTCTTGTAAACAAGGCCGACTTGGTCAGCCAGAGCAATTTCTTTGCCGCCAAATGACCCGGACGTGTATTGCGCTACGCTTAAGTCATTCTTCTGCCCAAAGGCTGCAGCCTTAAAGTTGCCGAACACCAAAAACTTGGTGCTAACTGCGGAAACTGACACTGCAGGCAGGTGCCTTGAGGTAAAGACCGGGAAGCCTAAGATTTGACCCGCAGGTTTGACGCCGCCGCCTGTTGGATTAGTGGAGAGAATGTCTCCGGTCGCAGCTCCGGCAAAGGGCAGGATAAAGTTACCGGCGGTATCTTTTTGACTGCGCAGCTTTGCCCAGACCGTGCGGTTCATGTAGAAAGCAGCGCCGTCAAGCACTGATTCTTCCACTTGGGCAATAATGTCCGAGGAATCTGCTAAGACATCAAAGTTCGCAAAGCCGGTTTTACCAGTGGCCAGGTTAAAGGCTGTGACATCAGGGTTACTAAGCACACCAACAAACGGCGCTCCACTGCCAATGAACCCTTGTTTGTCAATCATGTTAGCCAAAGCTTCACCGCCTAAAGCTAGCAGCCAGTCTGCCAGATCAATGCCAGCGTCATTGAGTAAGTCGTTACCAACCACGAACGCCAACTGCCACTTCTTCATGACAAGCTGTGCTTGCGCAAAGGTTAAGGCAGTGACATTGCCTGCCACGTCAACGCCTAAGTATTCACCTTCCAGGAACGCTCCGGTGTAAGCCGGGATGTCCAAAGAATCCGTGCCCATTGGCCACTTCTGCGCCTGGGAGAGGATGATACCGACTGAGGCGGCAATGCGCAGAATGGCTTCAGCCACTTCGGTTGGCACGAGGAACCCACCGCGGCTATCCTGTTCTTCGATTAACGCTTCATTAGCCTTAATCTTGTAACCAGCTGCGGCTTTGACGATTTCCACAAAAGACTTCTTTTGTTCTTCATCTAACCCTGAGCGGTCACGACCCGTGAGCAAACGCTCCAGGCGCATCTTTTCGACAATGTCTCTGACTTCCTGGGCAATGGTGGGACCCACAACTTCCTTAAGCCGGGATTCCATCACGCCATCAACAACTGACTTTACCCGTTCTTCCAATATTTTGATTGCTTCTTCATTCATACAATTATTTCTTGCGAGTGCGCTGGTTAAATTGAGCCAACGCATCGCTTGATGAGGTATTAATTGAACGCAGAACCCGCTGAATTAAGATGTAGTCTGCCACATCCCGTTCAGTGACCCCTGCGGGTCCGACCTTTGGTTTTAGGGACCGGGTATCCGTTCCGGTTTCCTCCCCTTGGCTACCCTCGGTTGCGTTGAGCAACTCCTGCAAAGCAGCCACAGATTCTTGCAAGGATACGACTGTGTTAAAAATGAGCTTGCGGTTCCGTTCTGACAGCACCCGACCAGCTTTACCGGCGCTGAACTTGCGCAAGGTTTCCAGAAATTCTTTGGTGATTGCTACTGGTTTGCTTTTGCTTTGATCCGTATACACCAGTTCAATTAACGCTGTTTCTGCTTCGATATTTTCCGTGATGATGAAATCCTTAATCGCTTTTGGTTCTGTAAGTTCTGATTTGTCACCAGTGTTGGGTTCGTTGTGTTCTTCTGACTCAATATCTTCCTCATCTTCTTTAATTGGTTCACCAACAGGTTCGCTCTCTTTATTTTCCTTGCCTGTTTCAGCATGAGTTGTAGCGGGTTCTGCTGGTTCATCTATTTTTACTACAATGCCTTTGGTCATAAGCTCAGCGATTTCCTGCTTTTCCAGTTTGGCTCGTTTCATTAAAGACAACGCATACGGGTTAGCCGGCACCGGCACAAAGGAGAATTCCAACAGCTCAGCGCTCAAGATTTTGTCCCCGTCCATTTCTTTGGGAATAAACCCGACCGAGGTGGCGCGGACAATCTTCAGGTCATAGAGTTTTCTGATTTGCTGGGCAAGCGGGTTAGCGTCTGCTGGCGCAAACTTGCCCTTTGCTACGAGTTTGCCGTCTACTACTTCAATGGACGTAGTAACGCCAATGGGCAAACCAAAGTAATCATGCGCCCACAGGACAATCGGGTTTTGTTTGTAAAAACTTAAGTCCCAGCCGTTCTGGTCTATGGTTTCTCCGGCGCGGTCAACATCTGCAGTCGAAACCACCACTTCAAAGCTGCCGGTGTCTTCTGCCGCTTTAATCTGTTCAATTGTTTTCTGCACTTCTTTGCCCGCAAAGTGCTCGGCTAGTTTGGTTCGGATTTCGTCGGTTAATTTTTTAAATTGTTCGTTCATAACGTTGAGAATGGTTTACTTAATAATTAGTTAGGTTTAGGAAGCTCGGGACTCACTATTACCTGTATGTCTCCGAAGCTGATGATCTGGCCGCCTGGATAGGTCAACTCAATTTCTGCGGTATATGTCCCGGTAACACTGAAGTCTCCTGACTGCACCGTGTATTTGCACTGGCCACTTGCTGGACTGCCGACTATTACCATACTGCCGCTAAACTTCAAATTGGGATTATTCGTCTGCTGGGCTTTGAACAAGATAGTGGCGCCAGTTAAGTCCAGTCCTCCACCACTGTTGTTTTGCAAGGTAAAGTTCAAGTCATAGAGCTTGTCATTTTGGATTACTTTAAGGGTGGTCATGGTTACTTTTGTCTTAGCGTGATACTGGTAGGAAAACTCTGCTTAAGAATGACTGCCGGACGCTTGGATCGGTCACTGGCAAACACCTGGGTCATAAAAGCAAGGGCAGAGAGCGTAAGAGCACTTAATGTTTTGGTAAAGGTTTTAATAATGGAAAGGGAAGCAGTAATGGGTGCGCTTATAGTTAGACTTTTTAAAAATTGAGCAAGCTTATTGATTGACACTAGGGTGAATGCGACAACATCCAGAACCAGATAGCGCAGGGCTTTGGTGGATAGCGTCAGTAAGCTGATAGTGGTGACTGCAAGCGTTCGGTAATGCATAACCACTCGACTGATTAGAACATTAGTTACGACAGTTACTATTAATGCCAGGTAGTGAGTGGTTTGCGATGCAAGTGAAGCCACACTATCTGTTGCTGCTTGGAGCAGGCGCAAGAAAAATTTACCAGCCAAGCTGCTGGCTTGGATAACTTCAGTTACCACCATATCGATGAAATGGACTGCCTGGGTTTGGAAAGATACCATGCTTGCTGCGCCAGTAATTAAATTTCTGAAAAAGGTAGTAATCGTATTGAGCTGTGTCTGGATTGTGGTTGCAGCTGTTAGCACACGCTGATAGAGGGCTGTGACGAACAGGGTTATTTGACTATTTACCGTAATTGCCAAGGCGCGGAAATAGGTGGCTACAGTTATTACGCTTGCTTGCGTTGTTCCACTAACAGAAAGGCTGCGGAAAAATGAAACAATATTGCTTAACGTCACGACAGTCGAACTAATAACGTCCATGAGTATCGTGTGCAAGGTTTGAGTTACCAGTGTTGCAAGCGTGCTGGCGCTGGTTGTCAGGGTTCGGAAAAAGGTAGAAATGATATTTAATACCGCTACACTAGCCTCAACAACTGTGAAGACGACAACATGAGTGATTGTGGGAACCATCATTGCCGCGTTGTTTTCACTGACTGCAAGCGTTCTCAAAAACTCACTCACCCTGCTGACGCTGATTATGCTGCTTTCCGCGACATTGAGTATTTGCGCATAGAGTATGGAGACTTTAAGCGCGCCTCCGTATTCGAGTGACCCATAAGTTGAGTTGCCGTATTGCATAAATTAGTTATCGTTCATACGAAGCATTCGTAATGTTAAAGTTAAAAGTATACGCCGTTCCTTTGTTATTGGTGGCAAATCTGACTTGCCGTTCTCCAGTGGCTGTCGGCATATTGCCGGTGAGGTTAACGGGGCCAACCAGGGCGCCGCCATTCTTGCGGTAGTAGTAATCCACGCTGGCTGCGCCGTTGACTTTCATGATTAATTCGATGGAATCGTTATTCTGCAGCGTAGTTAAAACATCCGTAGCGCTTTCCGCCGTGTTATCCGCCTGGGTGCCGTAGACGCTGATGCTGCCGCCTGTTCGGATGAACTTAAAACCAATGTGCTGATCCGTCCAGGTCATGCCTCCGCCTGCGTTATTCGGCGTGGACAGCCCGCAGAAGAACTCTCCATTGCCGCTGCCTGGAGCCGCGGATAACAGGTAGACGGAACAACTGAAGGTCGGACTGCCGGCAAAGATAGCCGGAGTATTCTGCCCCAGGATATTCCAGTTAAAATCCGCGGAACTGTAATCAGTGCTGCCAGTCTTGATGTTTGCTCCAAACTGGTCAAAGACAACTGATCCACTGCCACTGTATGACTGGTTGCCAAATCTGCCGCTGGCGCTAAAGTCCGTGCAAGCCCGCATGACTGGCAGCTGCAAGTCCGTATTAATCACCTTGGCCGTCAGCCCGGCAATCATCTTGTAGGTTTTACCGGAAGTGTTCTTGGTTGATGCGCTGGTGCCTTCCTGGGCACGGCTAACAGTTAAGGTGTCAGTTGTTCTGGCCGTAACTCTCACAATTTCGACATTGGGATCATCGCTGGGGTCTGCGTAGTCAGTGGAGTTCCACCACACCACATTAAAAGGAACTGTGGGGAGTTTTGCTCCATCGCCGCTACTTAAAACAATGCTGGTAGCCGAAGCATCGTAGCCTGTGGAAACTGTCACCTTGGCAAAGTTTTTAGCATTATCTACTGACATAGGGGAAAAAGAACAAAGAAATTAATCTAATGTGCTTACTGATTAAGTAAACTGAATCTTGATAGTGAACTGAATCTGGTCGTTAATGGCCAAGACAATACCCGTAAAGTCACCATGCACAATTAATGTGCCGCTGGTGGAAGCGGTAAAGTTGCCGGCATTGGTAATGGTTTGGGCAGAAGCAGAGGTTAAGGTGCCAACCCACTGCACCGTGTCTGAAGTGGGCACGCTTCTGGTTGCCGTTACCCGTGATTCCGCAGCTTCGGTAAAGAGAGCCGTATCACCGGCTGCGGCAGTGCCAGAGCCTGTGCCCCAGCCAATGTAATCGCCAGTGGTCTGGACAGTTTCGTTAATCTTGTCCCGAAGCCAGGTTTTACCTACTGTAGTGAGGACTGTGGCCAAGTTAAAAATCTTTTCAATGATATTTCCTATTGGGTTATTAAGTAGTAATTCATTCATACGATTATTCTCCAAAGACAGAGGCAGGAACTTCTTGTTTGGTTCCATCCTCCATAATGCACAAATAGCTTTTCTCGGTATCTTCACCGATAACTACTTGTAATACTTTGAGCACCTTTAAGCCGTCGACTGTCGGCAATTGCTCTTGGTTAACTTCATTTAAGTTTTGGTTGCCAGTATTGACTGCTGGCTGTGTTTCGTCTGACATATTAGAATGTTCCTTTCTTAAGTTGGTTAATAATTGTTGGATTGACCTGTGGCTTCGAGATAACTCCTAAATCTTCCTCTTGCCCATTGGCTCTGATGACTTTAGCTTCAATGGTTGCTTTACCGTCTTGCAGGGCTTGCTGGATTGCTGCGTTTTGCCTGGCAGCTTCCGGGTCAATGATTTTCTGCAGCTGTAACAGGAGGTAATGTAATAACTGATTGATAAATTTCCTCATAGATTTTTGTTTAAGGCTCAATGTCTTCGGGTCTGATATAGCAGCGGCAGGAAGTGTGCAAGGGCGGCGCTCCGACATCGTCGTAATCGAGGTTAAGGGTGCCGTCATCACGGCCAGTGGCAGTATCACCTTTGTCATAAAAGTTTTCATCAATGCCTATGACTTTGCCGTCCTGTTCAGCGCAGAACTCGCAGACCAGTTCATCACCGGCAGTAAACCACTTAATAGTTTTTACCACGCCGCTTTGCTGCCAGCTGGACTTGGTCGCTTCATTGGCTACCCTGAAGGTTTCCGTGTCTGCCACCTGGGTCGCTCTGGTGGTGTCAGACAAGCCATAGACTTGTTCAACCCGGTCGCGCAGTTCCGGCAAACTATCGCCCTGCTCTAAACCTTGTTCCAACGTGTCCTTCAGCAGCTGCAGTGTCGTCTGGTTATACGACCTGGCCAACAGCTCCATGGCGTGATCCAGCGCCTCGCGCACCTGTCGGGTCAGCCGGAAATCTGAATAGCCAATTAGTTCTCCGGCAGCAATGCCTTCAGTCAGGGTTAAGTCAGTCAGAATGGGATCCACTACTGCCACTAATTCGTTATTCCACTGGTGTTCATCAAACAGCTGGCTGGGGTCAATGGCTTTGATGAGGTCAAATACCCGCTGTAATACTTCGGACTTTTGCCGGGCATTAAAGCTCCGCACGGTTTCCATGAGCTTCTTTTGGTAAGGTTCAAGCCTGGTGACAAACTTCTGCCAGACTTTTTCCTCGTATTCGTCATGAGAGAAATCCAGAATAGTTTTTACTGCTTGCTGCCTTTCTTCGGATAAGGCTTTAATGGTTTCTACCACTGCTTCAGCAACTTTGCTCGATGTTTCTTTAATTGGGCTGGGTTTCTTCAGTGGCTGCTTTACTTCAGCGTTGCGAATCTTTGGTTGATACTCCTTAGGGGATTGCTTTGGCGCTCCCAGCGGTGTTTTATTAAAATCAATCAACACGTTATCGCCATTTTCAATGGGGCCGAGCCCAGCATATTCTTCCCGCGCTTCGTTAATGGACAGAATGGCCTGGTTGTTGGTCACGGCTTTAAGCTCATTAAGTTCCAGTTCACGGTTTCTGGGCACGGGATCGTCATAACCTAAATACAAACCATCACCATAGCGGGGAACCAAGAAGGCATTGAGGAACGAACAGATTAACTCATACTTTGGTTTAATTGTCCTTGAGGCAAATACATAATCCGTAGCTTCGGCATTGGCGCGGTTAACATCATCAGTAATACCCAAAGCAGTTCTCGGAACACGGAAGCCGGCTATGATGGCATCGCGCATAAGCCTTTGGCCATCCACAAAGTCCATGTCTTTACGGGTATTAGCTGCTTCTTTGAAACTCGTGCCTTTGGGCAGGGCGACCACGCGGTAGGCATTATCAACGCCTTTAAACAGGGCCTCAAAACTTTTTTTCATGTAATCGAGCATTTCCTGGCTTCGGGCTGTTTCGCTTTCCAGGAAGCCACCGACCTTAGCGCCATTGAGGAAAAACCTGCGGTTAAATTCCATGGCATAGTTATCAGCATCAATCCAGTTAGCAATGCCTTGCACCACGCCAAACCCTTCGAGCATGTTTAGAGGATTAGGGTATCTGAAATGCAGCACCTGCTCTGGCTTGTAGGTGTATTTCTTAGTGCCCACGCGATACTCATACTGCTGAATAAGGTTCGGAAACTCGCCAGTCTTGATTTTCATGTAGGCTGGAATCAAAGGATACAAGCCTTTGGGTGTCTGGGTAGCGTTATCCACGCCGTCCATGAGCCAGTAGGCATCACCGACCAAGGACATGTGCACGCCAAGCATGAACTTTAATTCCCAAGCTGTTTGGTATGGGTTGACCATGCTTAAGAGATTAAGCAAATCATGGTCAAAGATTTCTTCATGCGTGCCATCTTTAGAAATTTGAAAGAGCCGAAACTTTAACTTCGCAATTTCTTCGCCAATGACTGATGCTGCCGCATAGGTCCAGCCGGTGTAAGCTTCCATAGCCTTTTGGTCAGAGATATTGTTTTTGGCATTGCGGAAAATA